TGTCATATTTGACGATACACCAACAGAAAATCACGGCACAGGCTATGCGGTAACATCGGAAGGTGTGAAGAATGCACTTGACGGAAAGCCTGATAATTTGAGCGATTTGGGCGATGTTAATATATCTTCACCTACAAGCAATCAGGCACTTGTTTACAACCCTACTACTCATAAATGGGAAAACGGCGAAGTATCGACAGTAGGTTCTATTGACGATCTTGACGATGTAGATACTACGGGCAAGGCAGAGGGCGATAGCCTGCGTTATAACGGCACAGAGTGGGTAGCACAGCCCACTACTGTTAAACTCACCCTTGCCGAATACAATGCCCTTACAGAGAAAGCCCCTAACACAAGGTATATCATTATAGACGCCCCTGAGCTTGAATATACAGCCGAAGATTTAAGCTACGATGGTGGCACGGAGACTACAAAGCAGAAGATTGAGGAGAATGCAAGCGATATTTCGGCATTACAGACAGGCAAGAGCAACACCTTGTTTGTTGAGAGAAAATCTTTTACAAACATATCTTTTGATAGCTATTACAAATCAATGTCAGTGGATGTGTCAAAATCAGGATATACGCCGCTCGGTGTAGTCGGTACTCAATCGGGGACAGTTGGAGTTTTGCTTTTTAGAGCAAATATTGAGGGCAGTACCTTGTATATTGGAATGGTCTCAAGAGACGGAACCTCACCAATCGCAGGAACAGCAAGCATCTTCATTGACATTCTATATGTCAAGAACACATAACAGGAGGCAAATATGGCAAAAGAAGTATATATAGACAGCAACGGCAACGAGATACCGATTAATTCAGCACCTACATACGCAAGTCAGATGCCTTTATCGCCGACAGATGATACGGACACGGCAAGCGCTATTGAAGATGCAAAAGATAGTGCTTTGAAGATAGCAAATGTTCATTCCTTAAAGGGAGTAACAAACATTACTTCAGCAACGGCTATAACATATACAGGTGTTTCTATAAGCATACCTGCAAATAGTTTTTATTCGGTTTCTGCAAGCGCTATCTATGGCGCTAACTCACCTTCACAACTTGTTATATCAGGAAGTAGCACCAGCCATCTAAATTCTCCATATGGTTCTTCAGAGTCGGGAGTGCATAAAACGGTTACGATGAGCGGATATACTGAGAGTGCGATTACATTATATGTTTGGGCTAAATATAACGCAGTAGGTTCAAACAGAATTGATACAGACGGCTTTTATATCAAACTCGAATAAGGGGGGGTAAACAATGGCTAACTTACCGAACAGATACATAGAAAAGGGGTTAGACACTTTCCACCACGGGTAAACTCATTTGAATACTTTGTGGGGGTTACACTATTAGAACTATAGGGGGATAACACCGATGAACTCCATTTGGATTGCCGTACTCACTTCGGGTGCGGTATTTTCATTCATTCAATTTTTAATTACTTTCGCGTTTAGCAGGAAGGACCGTACAAGAGAGATCGAGGCAAAAGTTGACAGGCTCGACAAGAAGATTGACGAGAACCAAGCGATCTTGGCACGGACCCACATCCTGCGTTTCAGCGACGAGCTGAAGAACGGCATTGACCATTCTGCGGAATACTTCCGTCAACAGCTCGATGACTGCGATACCTATGACAAGTATTGCGAAGAACATCCCGAGTTCAAGAACAGCTACACAATGATAGCTAACAAGTACATCAAGGAAACGTTCGAAAAGCTCACAAAGGAGGGCAAAATATGAACAACAAGGTTTATGACATTCTCAAGTGGGTTGCTCTTGTAGGTCTTCCCGCGCTTACAGCACTCTGGCTTACCCTGGCTAATATCTGGGGTTTCCCTTACGCAGAAGCTATCGGCGCCACGATGGCAGCTGTCACCACCTTCCTCGGTGCGATTCTCGGCATCAGCTCCATCCAGTACCAGAAGAAGATAGGCGGTGATTCTGATGACAAAAAGGGATGAGTTCATCAAGCTATCTCAGTCTCAGGTAGGCTATGCCGAAACAGGCTCTAACATCACCAAGTATTCCAAATACTTCGACACTACTGCATGGCAGTGGTTCAATACCAAGAAGCAAGGCGCGGAATGGTGCTCGCTTTACCTGTGCTACTTGTGCTGCATGATCTTAGGACCAGAAGAGGCGCTCAAGTTCCTTGGCTGTCCTTCTCCGAAAAATAACTGCGCAGCAGGTGTCAAATACCTCTATCAATATCTTGAGAAGAAGGGATATAAGGTGGACAGCAAAGCAGGTGGTCCGGGCGACATCATCGTTCTAAACTCCAAAAAGCACGTCGGCCACATCGAGTTCGTCCAGAATGGCTATTACCACACCATCGAAGGAAACAAGAACAATAAAGTGGCCAGAGGGAAGTACAAGATCGGATCCAGTACGATCTCGGGCGTTTTTCATCTGCCGTTTGAACAGTATGACTCAGTTCCTGCTCCGACTCCTGCACCAAAACCCACACCCGCACCTGTTCCGACACCAACTAAAACAGATGCCTTCAAGGTCAAGACTAACGGATCTCCATTAGCATTAAGGGTAGCACCCAAGAAGAGCAGCGCCTTGATTGTCTGGATGAAGAACGGCTCCAGCATCAAAGTTAGCGGAACGCAGGACGGTTGGTCTCGAGTCACATATCAGGGTAAGACCGGCTGGGCCTACTCCAAGTGGATAGCTAAAGTTTGATAAGGCTTGGTCACATCACCACACCACTGTCACTGTTCCTTAATGATTGTTTCCTATACCTCCGAAATGAATCCTATTTTTGATGTGACCAATCTAAATAACCCCATCGACTTCGGTCGGTGGGGCTTTTTTTATTGGCTGTTTTCTCAAGTGGCACCAAAACGGCACCAAAGCCAAAACGGAAAACCCGAAAAGGCTTGATTTTATTGAGTTCTTTTTGGTGGAGCATACGGGGCTCGAACTCGTATAGGTTCGTTTCTCCACGCACAAAATGTCCGTGAAATAGGGCTTTTCCAACTTTTATTCAACCTTTTGTCCACCACTTGTGGACGAAGTGGCACCAAAAGTGGCACCAAAAGTCAGGTCGATTACCTGGGCTGTCTCACGGTCTTCACCGTCAAGGATATGTCCATACGTTCCGAATGTATCCATTGAGACAGAATGTCCGACAATGTCCTTGATAACCTGCTCAGGCAGCACGTTCTTCATTATGGTGATGAAGGTGTGTCGGAGGGAATAGACCGAGCCTGGGAGATCACGTTCTTCCTTCAGCTTGTTCCAGTGCTTCCTCATTCCACTTTGCTTGCCCTGGGAACCGTCAGGGGAACAGAATATCCATTCTGTTCGGAGGTTGTAGTCCTCGTTCCTCTTGATCGTGTTTCGGAGAATGGAGCTGGCGAGCTTCCCGATCGGGATCATTCTGCGCGCATTTTTGTTCTTACCATCAGTAATATGGCCTCGTGCGTTTACGGCCCTTCTTATGACCACTCTGTTGTGGTCAATGTCATCAATCTGCAGACCGAGCGCTTCTCCCGGGCGAAGTCCTGTGAGGACCATAAAGCAGAAGAGTGGGTGATACCAGAGATTCGATGGCTCAAGGAGCCTACGGACATCATCCTTCTCAAGGAACTCCTTCTCCTTCTTGCTACGGCCTTTAGGGATGTAAAGTTCTCCGCGGGGGAGCTCACACTGGTAGTCCTGATAGCCGTATTTGATAATCCCCATTATAATCCCACGAAGATTTCGGAGGGTCTTCTCGGATAGTGGCCTATTCGCCCCTGTGGCTTCGTTGATGACGTTCTGCCAGTCTCGGAGGGTCATTTTACATATCTTTTTAGAACCGCATCTGGGCGCAATATAGAGCCGAATATAGCACTCGTATTGTTCATAGGACGGAGAGTCAGCTCCACACCGTGCTTTGACGTCTTCAAGAAATTCCCGGGCGACCTGTGCAACGGTCTTCTCGCCTGAAGCCTCACCGTAATACCAGGCATCGTATTTCTTCTGGCACTCGCGTCTCCCTTTGGCTCCGGGAATGGAAGACGAGAAGGAAAGGCGTTTCCCTTCATGCCTGACTTGTATTCTCCATCTGGATCCATCCCAACGTGGTGTGTTCATGTTTCCTCTTCCTCCTGCGTGTCAAGAAGCGCCTGATAATATGAAAGGAGACGAGCCTGATTCGGTTCATTTAACTTCTTGAAGTTTCCACCGATGATTCTGTCAACTATATCCTTTGCATCAACCTTTTTCTCTTCCTGGATTCCTCTCAAGGTGTCGAGTGTAACATTAAAGTAATCAGCAATCTTTTCTTCCATCTCAAAATTAGGCTGACGCCTGCCGGACTCATACATGCCGATCGTTGACGGGCTCACTCCGAGGCTTTTTGCGAGTTCATCTTGAGTGATCCTTCTGGACAGCCTCAAGCATTTCAATGTTTCTCCAAATTTAGTCATATATTTACCTACCTTCAAAATAATTATATACACGCTCCGTGTAATTATCAACAATAAATTTCACAAAACGTGTTGACACAACTTCACGATATGTGTATATTTTGAATATCACGAAATGTGAAATTCACAAGAAGGAGGTCCCCATGAACGAAAAGTTAATAGCGCTGCGCGGTGAACGAAGCCAGGAAGAAGTCGCAAAGGCTTTAGGCATTAGTGTTTCTGCGCTCTCCATGTATGAGCAGGGCAACAGGATCCCTCGAGACGAGATCAAAGTGAAGATGGCTGAATATTACGGCATCTCTATTGAGTCTCTTTTTTTGATCCTTTTCCCCACGAATCGTGAAGAAAGCGAGGCGAAGGAATGAGAGGCTACAACCTTTACCCACAACTCGGCAGATGGTTCAAGACCTGCGAAGAGATGAGCAACGAGACGAACATCAGCCGATCCAGACTCTACCGGTGCCTCTACGGGTATCAGGAGTTCACAGAGAAGGAGAAGCGTGCCATCTGGAACGCAGTTCTCGTAAAACAACACAACATCGAGGTCAGTGGTGACTTCGACGAACAATTCAAAAGAAAGGCAGGATAAACATGAAATTACTCACATTCTTTTGAATT